AGTTTAAATTTTTTATCTTTTTTAGGCTTGACTTTAACGATAGGTACTATGTCCTGACATACCTTAGCCATAGGTGTGTTAGGTCTATACATAAAACCCTTTTTCATTAAATCTGCACATTTGTGTGCTCGTGTAAGCTCATACTGGAGCTTCATCTTTTCTTCTTGGCGTTTAGCCAGCTTTTTACATTGTTTATAGCCAGACTTATCTAGAGGAACCATAAAGTTAATTTGGAATCCCCAGTTTTCTGCTAGTGTATAACTACTAGGCTGCATAAACTCGTCAAGTGGTTTAGTATGATTGCCCATATAAAATGGCTGGAATGTCATTGTACTTCCATTACAGCTTATATTGGGACCATAATACTGTCTACTCTGTGCTCCGTTGTTTTGGAACTGTACAGCTTGGTTAGTTACGTTACCCGTAGCAGCAGCTACAGGATTACTTACATTAGTATCTTCACCTTCAGCAAGTACAGGTGTACCTATTGAGAGAAGATAGAGTAAGATGAAGTAGTACTGTCTGTTTCGATTTCTCTTTCGATTGAGATTGTTTCGATTGTGCCTGCTTCTCTGGTTGTGATCTGTAGATCCCAGTCCGTTGCATCGGTTGTTGGTGCATAAGTTGCGTTGTCTGCTCCTATGCTGCCAGTTACAGTAATATTTGTACCACTCCAAGAAGAAGAAGCCGAGCCCTTGATGTCGTGCTCGATTGTTTCTGTTATTGTTTGTTGTGTTGTTGTCGTTGACTGCATTGAGCCTGTTGTGAAGGCTGGCGTTACAGTGTTTGCTCTCGCTATTGTGGGTGACAACAATGCTAAGAGAAGAATCCATTTTTTCATTGTCTTGGTTTAGTAGGTTCTTTCTTATCGGTCTTCTTACCATTACCTGTAGACAGCCCAAATGTTGCTAGGGCTCCCGTAAAAATTGAAGCAACGAACGTAATGTCGCCTGCGGTGCTTGACTTTTTAATCATAGGCAGCTCAACTTAGTGTAATAATAAACCCTGACCAGATTACAACACCTAGACGCACTGCTGCACCTAGTACTTGCATCTGTTCATCATGGTCATCTACATTTTCTTTGAGCTTTGTAAGGAGTCCTTTTTTTTCTGGCGGTTTTCCTTCCATTTGTTTATTTTACCTTGTAGGAACTTCTGTAATTTCTTTTTAATACTTTCTATAATCGGCTGAGTAAGAGTTGTAGCAGCTACCGCTGTAACAGCCGCTGCTGCCGCTGTAACAAGTACTTCAGACGAGGGTATAGGAATGGGTGGTAAAGGTGGTAAGTTTAACCTAGGAGCCGGAGGAACCTCTTTAGTCTCTACAGGTTTAGCACCTTCTGGATCTCGTAGATCGCTAGGAGGTACAACCATAGGAATATAGTAAGGAACGTCGGCTCTTGGTAACGGTATCTCCACCGTATCTATCTGTTGGGCAGGCGGTAAACTTATGGTGGGTATTTCCACTATGGTTTAGGATACTTGTCCTTGATAGCTTTTATATCTACCTTCCAAGCATCAATGCCATTCCAGTAAATTTTGTCGAGCTGATCTACCACTGATGGGTATTCAGCTGCTCTTTTTCTTTGATATTCTTTAGCCGCATACGCATCGTCTATTACTTTGCGAGCTGCTGTTATTTTTTCGGAACTAAGTGATACTTGTTTTCCGTCTTTGTCAAATGCACCAGCAGAGTCGTCTATTGTTACGACTTCGCTGTATGCACTGCGTATTGCTTCGTGATCTAATGCCATAATAATTATGTTGAAATTTCTAAAAGGGTTAAACAACCCGGAGAAGTTTGTCTGTTAACTGTGACAGAAGGGCTATTCCCACTATGAGTATTAGCCATTTGTATTTTATAAGTAGTTGCAGAAGTAGTTGCAGGGCTATCTAAAAAATTAATACTGTGAATATACCTAAAAATTATTCTACTTTGGCTAGTTGTGTCAGCTTCAGCGTGTAACTCTTGATCTCTTTTAGAGATAACAGTGCTTCCTCTCATTAACTGTATTGCAGCTCCAGTTTCACTAGCACTTCTAAATAGTTGAACTTGAAAACTTGCTAACACAAGTATCTTACTAGAGTTACTTTGCGGTGTAATAGTTGCAGTTATACCTGTGTCTACATAGCTAGTACCAGTAGTGCTTGTTTCAGAAGTTGTAGATGTAAAAATAGATTGTATTATTCCACCATTAGCACCACTTGGCAGCCCACCGACAGGAACGATTGAATTTACTTTAAGTTGGCTCATAATTAACTAGGTTTTGGATTGGTGTCTTTTACTTCTTTAATGGCAGTGTACCATTCGCCTGTTTGTGCGTCTGAACCAAACTTGCCAGCAGCTACATCACGAAATAATTGATCTAATTGTTCGGGTAATTCTGGGTAAATTTTTACACCAAATGTTTTTCTATCACTTTTATATTTATTAGCAGTTTTTTCAGCAAGTACATTTGCTTCTTCTGTGTCTCTGGCTGTTTCTTCTTCTGCTGTAAAAGCAACATTTTCACCATTAATATTGTGGTATCGTGTCATTGTTTTACTCCATAAAGTGTAAATTTACCGCTATTTATATTTCCAGTATCAGCAAAAATTCTAACCCCAGTGGTTGCAGTATTCTCATTAACTCCACCACCAAAAGGGTTAAATCTTTTATTTGAACCTGTATCACCAAAAGAAAGTGCGCCTTGAATTTGATGCCTTAAATTATTTGAAAAATTAGTCAAGTAAACATAACCAGAACAGTCTTCATAAATTAATGAACCACTACTGTTATTTCCCATACCTTCTTGATTAAATCTATAGGAACTTGCACCTGTATGATTTCCGTCACCACCCGAATCAAGTACTCTTGTTGCGTATTCTGAGCTAGTATAAGCACCGCTACTATTAATTATTTGCATACGCAAAGTAATATTGTCACTAGAAAATACTAATTTATTAAAAATAATTAAATACTGCTCATATGTATCAAAAGCATCTGTAATCGAATTGGTAAAACTAATATCTGAAGAACTGCTTGCATTTGTTGTTTGTAATTTTACAAAACTACCTACGGCTGTGTTGGTAGTAAGGATAGTTCCGTCACCATCACTAGGTAATAATAATGTACGATCAGCAGCAGGGTTAGAACTAGGTGCTGCGATTATCACACCATTACCACCGCTATGTTTTAGTTTGATTTGACTCATGCTTTTATCTCCTGTGCCATTATTTGCAATGCTATTTGATGGTCTCCATAAACTAGAGAACCAGCACTTTCATAACCACCAACATTGTAATATCTAGTGTTAGTGTTAGTAACTGTTGAATCCCATGTAACTCCAGTATCTGGCATGAATATGTGGGCATCACCAGAACCATCATTATTCCTAAAAGTTTCATTTAGATTCGCACCATGTGATTTATCAAGTACAACTGGAGAAGACATATTACTATTTGGCGAATAATACACACCAAAATATCCTTGAGCATCAGGATCTAAACGTATTCCTGCTCTCCAAATTAATAAAATTTTTGAATTAGAAAATTGTGGTGTAATTGTTACTTTACAGTTACTATTAAGAAAAGTTGGATTATTAACATCAGTACTGTCAATAGAAACAGAACTTGTATTAACTTCTCCATTTGCTCCTATAGCTGTCTGAATAATTGATCCAGACGGCATATTAGATGCAGTTAGAGTTCCACTAACTGCTGTTGGAGTATATCCAGTTATTGTGCCGTTTCCATTGATTGAAATAGCCATAGTTACATTCTAACCTCCATTAAACAATAGTCCATACAGAACCCGATGGAATTGTAACCACCGCCCCAGAATTTATGGATAATGGCCCTGCACTCATAGCATTTTTATTTGATGTAATGCTATAACTTGTTGTTACTGTTTGCCCATTTTCGTAAAAAACTTCATCACTACCACCGCCAGTAGCACCAGCCGATACTCCTGTTAAGTTTGATCCGTCACCATATAGTGTGTCAAAATATCCATTTGCAAATCTAACACTACTTGTTCCAATATCATAAGTACTGTCTGCTGCTGGAGCTAAATATCCAGTTTTATGTAAAGTAAGTCTGTGAGTATTATTAGTAAAGAAACGCATATCAGCATTAGCTGACGTTCTATACATCATATAACCGTTGTAGTTGTCATACGAGATATTTGCTTCATCATCATTGTCTGTATCACCAAATTCAAGCGTTGCTCCACCGCTAGTAGCACTTGTAATTTTTACTTCAGCATTAGCACTAGAGCTAACTGTTACACCAGTACTTGTTGTCTCAAACCTTTTTGTGTTGTCGTAGTAGAGTTCTACGGCATTATCAGGTTTAAATCTAG